TGAACACCAACGAGAACGTTAGCAAATAACTGTGGGAATACACGGCGAACAAGGGCGAGTGAAATTGGAGCAAAAACAGCCTTGCTATCACCACCATGAGGAATACCCTGGTCAGCACCAAGTGGAGCACCAACACCCATAGAGAAGTCTTCGTTCAATGCAGAACCAACATCCTGGGATTTCTGGTTTTCCATGAGTTTTGCCATATTTTCGCGGATATATTTGTCTTCAATGTTTGCAACAGATAGAACAGCAGGTGCTTTAGTTGTCCAGCGTTCCATCAATGCCTTCTTAATTGTATTCATTTTTATTTTCTCCTATTAAATGAGTTTTTGTTAATTTTTATATTATATTTATAATTTTAAACTTAGAGATCTTTTAAAATCTTTAAGTTTTGTGGTTTAGTCTTCATCCATGAATCTAGCAGCTTTAGAAATAAAAGAGCTAGTTGGATTGGTTTGTTTCTTGTAGCGTTCAGTAAGTAAGTCATCTTTTTCTAATGCTTTTTCTGTTTTAGTTGCACGAGAAACGGGACGAGCTTTGTGTTCAAACAAATTCTTACGATTTGTACGCATCATAGTAACTTGTTCAGAAATCATATCAACATAATCGTCAATATCTTTCTTTGTTTCAGACAATGATTTGCTTTCAAAGAACTTCTGGACTCGTGCTTTCTGTTGTGCATCTAGTCCACTTGTTTTTTCAGCAATAGTTGCCTTTTTATTTGAATCTTCAACAAGATCAATCAAACGCATATTTTCTGCTAACTGTTTCTTCAAAGATTTCTGAAGTTCAGCATTTTCAGCTTTAGCTTCACGAAGTTTCTTTGAACCAGTCAAATCCATTGGAACATACTGGTCTTCAAACAAATGTTGAATACCTTCAATGATTGGAGCGTATGTTTCGGACATAGCAGTCTTTGTAATGAGTTTGTCATTAATCTTATCGGAGATATTATATTCTAGGTACTTGTCTAAACCGGTAATAACCTTTTCTTCAAGAGCCTGAAGTTCTTGACCATATTTTTCTGTGAACTTTTCGTCAAAGTATTCATAGATATACTGTTCTGCGGCTTCTTCCAACTTCTTGCATTGTGCATTGAGCTTTTCTTGTTCTTTAAGAGCAATCTTAGCACATCTTTCTTCACAATATTTGTTTGCAAGGTCTTCCAATTCCGCGGTTTTCTTTTCAACAGCTTCCTTGATTTTCTTTTGACAAAATTCATCAGCTTTCTTGGACAAGGATTCAGTTTCTTCAGCAAGCTTACTCTTTAGTCTTTCTTCAACCTCAGTTTCAAAAGATTCTTTAATCTCTTGAAGGTCTTCGGCAGAAAGAACACCGGCAAGTTTTTCAAGAATTTTATCCATTTGTGAATCCTCCAATTTTTAATGAACATTTGTGTTTTTGAATCACATTTTATTTATGAAATCTGTCGCTGCAAAATTAGCAGAACCTTTATACAATTAGGTCTTTATACAACAGTTCCTGTTTCATTGAATCACTACTTTTTAGAGAACTAATGTTCTGGTCATCCATAGTTGGATTCTCCACAGGCATTTAGAACTATCTTTAGCTAGTTCTGGTTTTGGAATTTCGTTCCATACCCGCTTGAAACATTTTATTCATGCACATTCGCATGAGCCTATTACTTTTAATTCGCTGGAGATGAAACCTTCTTGTCTGTTTGTTGCACACGTTGTAGTTTTTCGCTACCTTGGTAAGACTGACCTGTCGTTCAAATTTACCCAGCTGTATCCGTATAGTCATTTAGCTAGTGACGGCATACTAAAATCATTTTCGTAGGTCATTTCAATAATATTTATAATATCTGAATTAAAGATTTTTCAAAATCTGCAAAAACCGTGGTTTTTCGCCACGGTTTTCATGAAATTATCTAATTTAGTGAATTACGATTCAAAATCAATCTTATATTTTGATTTTTCAACCATATCTTTAACAGTTGAAGATGACATTTTAGTTAATTCACAACATCTAATCTTTACTTCAATTATACTAGAGTATAGATCTTTTACACCATTTTTCCAGTCTTCAATTTCATCTTCATCGGCTGGTAAACAGTTTTCATCTACAGTTAAACCGCCAACCAATTTCAAATATCCATCTTTATATTCACCACCAAATACTACTGGATTATCATATGAATATAGATTATCATTTAATTGCTTTTGAAGATCATCTAAATTATCAAATTCTTCTCCGGCAATATCTAGAGTATAACTAGTATAATGTTTGCCTTCACCTTCTTTATAATCATCTTCATATACATCAACATTTGCAGAAACTACTTTAAAACTAATTATAGTCTGTTTGTCTTCCTTTAAAAGATAACCACTTTTATTAAGAATTTTTTTAGCTTCATTTAATTTCATTTTAATAACTCCTTAATATTATTCTCCTGTGGCACAGGCTTCAAAAACACTATATTGGAATGTACATTCTCTAGTAACCTTTTCACTAGATTCTTGACCAAGTTGAGCAGCAGCCAATGCTTGGGGCCAAACATAATAGAATCTATATTCAATAGGTAATTTACTCTTTAATGCAGAATCATACATTACAACACGAACAGTAGCACTATAGTCTTTCAAATAATTGGAAGAAGCACCACCAGTAATGCCAACAGCATCAATATCATTCATAAATCCTTGATTATAAAGTAAGTTTTGCCATCTATGTAATGCTTTAGAAATGTACATATCTTGGAACTCATCAAATGTTACAGAGAAAGTACCAGCAACATTGGCTTTACCAGGATAAACTATTTTAGAACCCATATAGTGGGTTTCTAGTTGGGTAAAGTCTTTTTGTGGAAGGTTTGCTGTTTTAGCTCTTAACATAAAATCGTCTGTGCCAATGACTTTGGATAGTACAGAACCACTTTCATATTCAAAAATAACTTGGAATAGGAAGTTTTTCATCAAATCCATGTTATTCTTAATTCCGTGTTGTAAAAACATTCATATTATTATTCAGAGACATGTTTGTTACTCCTAAATTTTTCTATAAAATCTTTTCCATATATTGTATTTATATAATTTATATATTCAGAACAATCTGTAATAATTTCAACATTATTTTCTATCATGCACTGTTGCTTTGCTTCATATAAATCATCTTGTGTTCTATCATATGGACATATCATTCTTTTTGTTGGGTCATGATTTTCAAAAAATTGTAAACCTTTAATTTCTATTATCCTATCATTAATTTTAAAATCTGGACAATACTTGTGTTCTATATTTAAATAATTATATAAAAAATAAGTTTTTGGTTGATATTCAAACTCTATATTATGGTCTTTTAACCATATATAATATGCTAGTTCCCAAGAACTAGAAAAATATGTATCATTATTACAACAAGTTTGTGAACAAAACAATCTATAACATCTATAAGTAGCGCACCATTTAGTTTCTTTATTACACACTAAACATTTATTATCACTTTCAGTTTTTATATAGGTATCATAATAGTTTTTTATTGTAATATTATGGTCTAATTTTAAATGATTTAATAAATCTTTTATATCTGGAAAAAATTTCCACAAAGTTTACATTCATTAGTTATTAAATTTCTATATTTTATAAATATTTTGTCATTCATAATAACTCCATTTTATTGTGATTGATAGGTTCCTATGTGGGAAATAGGAACCGTTTTTTTATTTATAAAAACTTATGATATAGACTAAAAGAATGGTGGTTCAATTAAGAACCACCACAGTGTGAAACGTGTCCGATTATTTCGGCTGGGAGTTAAATATCGTTTTTGACAATTTCAACAGGTACAGTATGAAGACCAATATCTGTATCTGGTTGAACTTTGATTGGTTTTTCCAATTTATGGGTATGACCATCGCCTAATGGTAAGACTTCCCAGTTTACAATTAAGTGAATATGGTCACAGACAGGAGCCAGACCTTCTTTATGGTCAGGATTGTCAATCATTACATCACCAGTATATCCTTGACCTGTTAGATTGTCAAAGATTACATATTGATGATGGTGAGGACCCATCCATTGAGAACCTTCAAATACTGAACAATCACCAGCTTCAGCAGTATTTTCGTTCAATGGTTTGGTTTTCACCATTTCATTTTTCAAATAATCTTGTAAATTCATATTTACCTCTTATATAGTATTTATATTAGAAGCCAAGATCTTCACCACCTTCTTCTTCATCACTACCACCTTCTTCTTTAACTGCATCAGCTGCAGCAAGAATAGCGGCTTTTTCTTCTTCAATAAGTTTATCATTACGAAGTCTTTGTTCAGATGTTAAACCAAGAACATCTTCAAGGAAGAATTGACGGGAGAATAGAGGACCCATATCTTCGGAACCAGGTTTTACATTAGCGAGTGTTGGTAAGAACTGTGAATATGCACCAATTACACCTCCTCTTTTTTCTGCCATAGCAAGTTCACGCATGCGTTCAAAATCTGTAGCAGGAACAAGGTCAATATTATAGATTTGTCTATCCAAGTATTTACTATCATATCCACGAACTTGTAAGTGTACCAAGAAAATCTGATAGATAATTTCACAGAATTTCTTACGAAGTCTCTTATTTAGTTTTTGGAATGATGCTTCTTCCAATGTAATACCTTCAACACCTTGTGCATATTGAGCACCACCACCTTCAGCAGTCTGCCACCTACTAGTAGGTATCATTAATGCATCAGCAACCTGTTCACGGAACATCTTTACATCTTCAAGCTGACCATTGAATTCAGTACTACCTTTAAATGTTTCAATAGTAGAACCTTGTCCATCAGCATCAACTGATAGCCAGAAATCTTCAACAAATGCCTGAACATTGTTATTTGATTGTATCATGCCGGTTACAGGGTCAATAGTTAATTGTTTACGATATTTTGCACGAAGTTCTTGCATATATTCAGGAACACGATTTACTGGCATTTTACCTGTATATATTTTGAATATTCTCTTTTCAGGGGCTCTTGTAATACGATATACAGTTAATGCATCTTCAATGGCTTTTAACTGGTTGATTGGTCTAATTGCAGGTTCCAAGTGACCACGAATATCATTTCTATTATTTCCCCAGAATCCATAGTTAGAATATGCAATTTGATTCAATGTAAATGTCTTTGTTTCTCCTTGTTTTTGGTCAGGGTCAAGTAATTTTGTATCTTCTACATATCCTTTCAATAATCCATCATCGTAGATACACATTGTACAGTATGGTGGTAACTGTTTTATACCTGCTACTCTATTACCTTCACTATTCAAGCAAATTTCAAGGAATAATTCAGAATCAACAAGCCAAGTATAGTAATAATACCACATTTTGTCTTTTCCAATTACACAGTTAATGATATAGTTAAATTCATCTCTTAAAGTCATTAGTTCAGATTCTGTAAATTTGGATTTCCAAGCTTTATCAATATCAAATGTAGCTATTTCACCATCAGCTGTTTCACAACAGGATTCATCTGCCATCATTGTTAGACATTTTTTCACGAAAGGATATAAAGCTAGATTTCTGTAGAAACAAATTCTTTGTCTTTTACTAGTGAATACAGATTCAAACATGATTCCATTGGAATCATACGGATCAATAGGATCTGTATAGTTACCATATCCAAAAACAGCATTTTTCCAATTTCTCGGGTCTTCAGTTTTACCATATGAATTCTGTGCAGCATCCATTTGACGCTGTTGCGAATGTTCTGGTTCTACTTGTAAAAATCTGTCTGATAAAGGATTCCAAAAATTAAAATTCATTTATAACCTCACTATTTGAATTTTTATATTATATTTATGTTAAATTATTTTTACTTTGATTTTTGAAATCTATAAATAATGAACAAAACTTCGGTTTAACATCTCTAAAATGTTGGAGAAATTTAATATGCCAAAATTTGATGTTGCAATTATGAACCCGCCTTATGATGGTAATCTTCATTTGAAGATTCTTGAAAAGATTATTCCTGATGCAGATAAGGTTGTGAATATTAGTCCGATTCGTTGGCTACAAGACCCATTGGCTAAGTATAAGAAAAATAGTGATTATATTAAATTTGAAAATAGTATTTCTAAGAAAATTGATGATATTACATTCATATCTACATCAGAAAGTAATAAACTTTTCAATATTTTACTATTACAACCATTAGCTATTTATACAATTAGTAATGGTGGGTATAATTATGATTTTTGTACTCCATTATTAAAGAAAATTTTTGACAAAATTTTATTAGAAAATAATTTTTCAAAATTGAAAATTTCTAACTATAATGATAATTTAGTGAATTTTGTAGTTGTAAATAAAATGGCTCCGCCTATGAAATATGGCAATCCAATGTTTGACACATTAAAAACTTGGTGTGGTTATTTCACAAATAAAGTAAATAAAAAAGGCGAAACTTATAAAAAAGCGAAAGATAATTGTAAAGCATCTGTTCGCGGTGATATAAGTAACGATATTGCAATTATATTTAATACTGATAAAGAGACTATAAATTGTTATAACGCATTTTGCACTAAATTTGCACGCTTTTGTTGCATGCAGTCTGTGGTGGACGTGAACGTCCACCACAAGTTCTTACCTTACATGCAAGACTACACTCAGCCTTGGACAGACAAGAGATTTTGCGAATATTTTAATATCACTGGTTACATTGATGATGAACATGCAGAACCAAATTCTGAATGGGAAATCATTTTGAATACAATGAAGGATTTAAAGTAATGACAATCTACGATTACGATAATGATTTTGCACATTACGAATGTAATGTTGAAGAAAGAAAGAAAATGGGACAGGTATGGACTCCCTATCCAGTCATTGAAAAGATGATGGATAAAATAGATAAGGAAATTTGGATAAATGAAGATAAAACTGCCTTAGACCCGACTATGGGAGCAGGTAATATCATCATAGCCATTCTTTATCGTAGAATCGTAGAGAATAACCAAAATCCAATTAAGGCTATATCAAACACCTATGGCATTGAACTTGACCAGAAAACACACGAATATGCGAAAGAACGCATAAAGAAATTTATGGCTCATTTCACTAATGAAGATTTGACAAAGATTATTGAACATAACTTTGTATGTTCAGATGTGTTTGAATGGGATATAACCGATTGGTGTCCTAAAAATCAACAGAAGATGTGAAAAGCGAATTGGAAGGATTTTTTGAAAATGCCTAAGTTTGATGTTATAATAAATATAATGAATAAAAGGAACATTTGGAATGTTCCTTTTTATTTTACTTTTTCTTAAACAAATATTCATATACGGTATTATGCACATCTACTTCTATGAAATCTTTAAAATGTTTCTGTAAAATTGAAGTAAGTCTATCATCTATTTCATAGTTTTCTCTATCCATAGGAATTGCCATTACTTGGGGTTCTACTTTATAATCACCATAAGTTACCATTATATCAATACCTTCTTCTCTGAAAATCAACATAGTTGCTTTAACAGTTTTACCGGCTTTTTCGCTTAAATCTTCAAATTCTTTTCCAATCTTAATTGTAAACATTTTATTATGTGTTACAATATTAGTATTTGCTGGTAAACCATTTATACCTTCTTTTTTTAAGGTTAAGTAAAGATATAATATTGAATCAAAAGTTCCAAGTTCTTCACTTTCATTTAAAATATAGCCATTCTTATTAAGAATTTGTTTAGCTTCATTTAATTTCATTTTTAACTCCTTTAATTATTTTTACTAGTAAAGATAATAATCTTCTAATTTATCTTCCAATTCTTCATCAAATTCACCTTTATTAAGAAGATCTAGAATAATTGGAGTAAATTTTTTAATTGTTTCTTGATTATATTTTTTAGGGTCAATGTAAATCCTTTGTTCAATATCTATATCACTACCACCATAAAAATCAGCCGCAACCGTAAATTCAATCTCTTCATCAGTAGGTTTATCATAATAAGACAATTCAAATTCTGGATAAGATTTACCTAATTTGTTTTTATATAATTTATTCTGAAATTTTGGTTCATCAGGTTCAGATAAGCCTTCTTTAAGGATATAACCATTATTATTTAAGATTTGTTTTGCTTCTTCTAACTTCATTTTTGTTGTTCTCCTTTAATTTTATCCATTAGCCTTTTTGGGAGATATTTTTCCAAATCAGCCAATAATTGTTCATCTTTAATATCTTTAAAATCTACTCTGACTGCGGTAAGAAATCCCCAGTCATAGCATAATGTATCAGTAATATCTTCAATCTGTGCATCACTAAATTCTATATATGGATTTGATATAAAACCATCTTCATTTGCAGGTTGGTTTCTATCATCTCTCAATGTTTTCATAAAACCATATTTATATAAGTCTACTAGTTGTCTTAACCATTCACCATTTTCAGTTGCTTCTTGACAGAAATCCCAGCCAATTTCAATACCTTTTGTTTCATCTGACCAAATAATTCCTTGAGGCCATTCCAATAGTAACTGTTCATCTAAGTAATCTTGAAAACTTTCGTGAAAATTTGTAAATTTTGGAGACAAAAGTTTATCTTTTTCTTTATCCATCTGTTTTTTGACAGGTACATAAGGTGTTCTATTTAAGTTTATATCAGGTAATTTTTTGTTATATTTGATACCCATATTTTGTCTAGCCACCATAGACATTTTTTGTCTTTTCTTCGCTAGTTGCATTTTTGACTGTAATTTGATCTTACCTTTAATATGTCCAATATGTCTATTTCGTTTTTCTTTAGTTGTCAATCTTACTTCATGAGGCTTTCCATTAGCATCATATTGTACTTTATATTTTCCAGGTCTAGTTGTCTTATACTTTTTTACTTTCTTTCTGTCTCTTACAACATATTTGACCTTTAATGCTTCGTTTAAATAATCATCAAAATTCATATAATATATTTATGTAAACTTTTATTTTACAATATATTCATTGACAATTATAAAGTAAGTTGATATATTTGTATAAAAATAAAAGAGGTAACACTATGAAAATTGAATTACTTGAAGATGTATTACTACTTTCTCCATTGAATTATTGGGGATATATGGTTAAGACAAAATCAGATGATATTGATGTTGTCGCTGAAATTAAGAATATTTCAAATAAAATTTGGTCACAAGACTTAATGGTTATTGATTGTGAAAATGAAGATGAAACTTCAATAACATTTGTAAAAGATATTCCATTTACATACTTATTCAAGAATTTTAATAAAGCATCTGAACATTTGCACACGTTCATTTTTAAGAATTTCATTTTTAATCGTGATTATAAAATTCATAAAGACTCACATGTATTTTACGAGATTGCTGAAAATAGTGTATGGGAGTATTGTATAGATGAATGTATTTTTAGTCATACTTGCAATTATATTTTAGAAAAATAAGGAGTAAATATTATGGAAACAAAGAATGAAGCCGTATATAGTGCTTATATGTTGGTATTGAATAAGAAAACAAATATGTTAGAAGTACAAAAGCGAAAGATTCCTGTAAAGAAAGAATCAAATAATAAGTAAAAATTTTGTTGTTACCTCAAAAATCCCCGGTTTAATTACCGGGGATTTTCTATTAGGAATAATAATCAGGATCTTTTGCTAAATTAGCGAATCTATCACCAAAGCATTTTATAAAAGATTCAGGTTCAAGTTGTTCTTTTGATTTATTATAGAATGCTGTAATTCTACGCTTTTTCTTATCATTTTCCTTAATTTTCTTTAGTTGTGCGACAAGTCCTTTATAGAAAAAATCATTTAAATTTTTATTATATCTATTCCAAGCATCCTCAGCACGTTGTTCGTCTTTAGAATCAGGAATAACTCCCTCAAAAACACTTTCTAATTGATTTAGTTTATCATTTAGTTCATCTTGTTTCTTCTGTGCAGCCTTTTCAGCTTCTTCTTTGGCTTTTTGTTCAGCTTTTTGTTTGTATTTTTCAATCCTATCTAGTTTTTTCTGTTTATCTTCTTCTGTCATTGGTTCAGTTTGATAATGATTATCAACGATTTTCTTCAATGCATTTTGAAGTTTACAAATGTCATACCAGCTAGCACCACGAAGATAATCATATTCTATATTTCTATCATCAGATCCATTGTCTTGTCTTTCAATAGCAGCAACTCTCCAAATTAACTTTATTAATTGTTCTAGGTAATAAGGAGCACAATTAATAACCAATTCATCATTAACCTTTTGAGTATTTATTTGTTCGGGTAATTCTTTAAAATAGTATCTAAAAATTGCAGACGTTCTATCACTGCCTTCACCAATACCATCAGTGATTTGTCCTAATGCACTATGAATTATGGATGCATATATTCCTTTACCATCTAGTAATCCTGTATAATAGTCCTTACCTGAACTTTCAGTCAAGTAACTATCTACAAGGTTTAAACCATTTTCATTTAAAATTTGTCTAGCTTCGTTTAATTTCATTTTTACTCCTTAAAATAATTTAAATCTTACACCAATTCTAGCATTTGGATTGACTTTACCTCTATCATAGTCAATACCAATCTGACCATAGAATTTTTCTTTGAATATTATACCAATGTCAGCTTCCGGTACAATATCTGGTTCCAAAGTACCTTTAATGTCAGCATTTAAGTATATATTAAATAAATCTTCTTTTGCGACTACTTCTTTAGAATTTTCTTCGGTTTGTTTTGTTACTTGTACAGTATTTTCATTATATGAAGTATCGTGTTTAGTAACCATTACAGTATCGTGTATGGTCTTAATAATTTCTTTTTCTACGATTCTATCAACATATTTTGTTTCTACAGTAGTTGCTGTTTCGGTATTTTCAACTTCTTTAATTATGGTAGAATCTTTATAAATGTATGTGATCTTATTCTTATTTGTTTTTGTAGTTGTCTGTAATAGTTGCCATAAGCTATCGGATTTATGTAATTCATATTGATACATTGAATCACTAATTGCTCTCAATGAATCATATTGATTACTCTGCATAGCTATAAATGTACAGAGACTATCGCTTCTGGTCATAAGTGAATGAGTATTTGTGTTATATTCACTTTTCAAATGAACGCAGTACAACGCAAGTACTGCCAAGGAAATGCATAATACAATAATAGATATTGTTTTAATTTTCTCTTTCATAATATATTTATACGAACATAAATATGTTATGCCAAAAATTGATTATGTTGTAGCAAATCCGCCCTATGGTGAAAAGAATCTTTTCAAAGGTTCACTTGATTTACATTTTAGAATCATTGAAACAGTGCTAGACCATTATAATGACAAGATGGTTGTTATTATGCCTAATCGTATTTGTTTCACA